TGTCAAAATGTCATTGGCAGTAGATCACAACCATAAAACAGGTAAGGTTAGGGGGTTACTCTGTGGTAATTGTAACACCAGTTTGGGTAGTTTTAAGGATAATCCGGCCTTACTTAGAAAAGCAATAGAATATTTAGAGAGGGAGACAAATGGACTTGAAGAAAATAAAGTTATCGGATGAAGTTTTAAGTAAGGCAAAAGACTACTCCAAGGGTAAGACCTATAAAAGGAGTATGCGAGGAGAAGAAGGTACTAATATCGGAGCTATAGGCGAGTACGTAGCTAAAGACTATCTAGAGAGTTTCGGTCTGGCTGTATCAGACAATAGAGGTACGGAGACAGCAACACAGTATGATTTTCTAGTTAATGGTAAGAGTGTAGAGGTAAAGACTAAGGATCGAACAGTACCACCAAAGTCATTCTATGAGTGTTCTGTTCCGCTCTACAATCACTCTCATCAGAAACCTGACTGGTTCATATTCCTGTCACTCTACAGGAATGATTCACGGTATGAGGATGCATACATCTTAGGTATCTCCACCTATGACTTCATTGAGAAGGAAGGTATTACCGTGATGAAGGGTGAGGTAGATGAAAGTAATGGTTGGATGTGTAAGGAGTCATGCATCAACCTGCCCATAGATAGGCTGTCTGGAGTTGATCGGCTTATTCTAGAATTAAATTCAATCTAGTAGTTGCAACTACGTTTCTGCTATGAGATAATACTAACTTAAAAATTGGAGACAACATGATCGTGAGACTATATGAGTCAGGAGACCTTGACTTAGGTACCGTTAAAGAAATGCTATGGCAGGCAGACTCTCAAGCTAACTTCCATCCAGACGCTCAATGGATAAATTCATCATCATTTGGAACTATACCAGCATCAACACGGAGTAAGAGCCGTGTGTATACTGAATTTTCTGTCCGTTGGATCGGACGAGAATCCGTCATTATGTGGCTGACCAGCAACCAGATTCTCTTTGAAGTTATATCTTACGATATGCTTCCTGAAGAAAGGGAAGCTATTGAGGGTACCATCAACAGTAACTTTACTGAACCAATAAACCATATAAACTAATGATACATCCAGACATAAAACTAAGCCATTCCAGTAGCACCAACTTCTGTGCGAAGCAGTTATGGTACAAGAAACTAGGTGGAGCAGAGTTCCGCTATAACTTCTATTCTGGCGCAGGTACTATGGTAGATGCAGGATATGAAGCAGGTCTAAAGAATATCATGACAGGTGTGGAAGCCTGTAACATACGGAAGTCAATGGAGAAGTCTCTTGAGGAGATGGAATTTTCCATGTCCTATGATGAATTTTCTAAACTGGCGAACACGTTAGATGAACATGTCTCAGCGGTAGAGGGGTACATGAGTTGGATTAACTACAAACCGTTAGAGACTCAGTATTATTTCAACATCATCTTTGATGGACATACCAGAGTAACTACTGGCTACATGGACATTGTTGCCGAGCGTAATAATTTGCCCCTTATCATAGATATTAAGCGACAATCTAAACCTGCGAAGAAGGCGAAGAAGGAATGGGTCATGCAGGGCGCACTTTATGCATTAGTATTAATGAAACAGAGAAAACTGGTGGACATACCAGCATTTGAGAATCATCTCATCATACCCAACCAACCTCCTGTATTCCTAAAGACGGAGCTAACAGCGGAGGACTTATACATGGCATATAAAATGCTGACTGAGTTAAATGACAGGGTGGATAAAGACTACTGGCCTCTTAACAGGAGCCATGCATTATGTTCTAACATGTGGTGTGATGTGTATGACCGTTGTCACTATGAAAATTTCATTGGTGTGGATGCCTTGTTAGATAAGATAAAATGAATCATAACTTACTAAAATTATTATATATTACCGAACAACATTTAACGATAGCTCTTAAGGCATTGAAGGATGAAAGCTATGGCGAAACCAGACTTATATTATTCACAGCCCTCTCAACAATCGGACAACTACAAGAAATCCTTGAGGAAGAATCCTTTAGGGACTACGAGAAGCGAAGAGAGTAGAAACAATTTGAAGAGGGACAAACAGATTATGGCGAGGTTCAAAGAACTTGGCTATAAGAAGGGAGACAACGGTAATCTTCCTTGCTTTTGTGGGGAACTAGACCAAGACACTGTCTGGTGGATGTCCAATTGCAAGAGCAGAACTAACCACCTATTCTGTTCCATGTGTACTAAGCGTGTGTTTGAACCAGAGATCAAGGAGACATTAGCTAAGTTGCTAAACCTCTGGAAGAAATTCAAGTGGCGTATGTGGAAGGAGGATGAGGTATCAATCACTAATCTTTTAAGCAAAGGAAGTAATGCTTGAAAAATATAAAAGAGAGGTCATGAGAAAGCCTGAAAAATTGGTTGTCGAGGGGGAAACAGGTGCTGGCAAAACAACCTTTGCATGTTCCTCCCACACAGCAAAAGAACCTGTATTTGTCATCAACGCAGATGACGGTGGTGAGAATGTCTTTCACAAGACAGGGATCAACCTGATACATGACTGTGTACCTACAGGTGATGTGAAGGAGAACGCTGAGAAGTGGGACTCCGTCATGGGAGCCTTACGTGAACTTGCAGGTGAAAAGACTGGCATAAAGCGGATCATTGTAGACTCCGTTGATAAGCTGGAAACTTTAGCTCAGGGTAAGGTATGTGTTGACCACAAACAGTCGCATATTGAGTCATTAGGGTACGGAAAGGGCTACGCATATGCTCGTGGCGAGGTCGCTAAAATGCTGAGTGGTCTTAATTATTTAAGGGATACTCAGGACATCCAGCCAATCCTTATCTGTCATACGCAGATACGGACAATTAACAAGCCAACAATGGAGCCGTATGACTCCTTTATTTTAAAGCTCCACAAATCCCTGTCTGCTGATATAATGGAGTGGGCAGATGTAATTTTATTTGTGGCGTTTGAGACCATAGTCAAGAAGATCGACTCTGGATTTAACAGGAAAGATAGCAGGGCAATTCAGTCCGGTAATAGGTTCCTGTACACAAGTGGTTCTATGGGCGTTGATGCCAAGAATCGGTTCGATTTACCGCCGGAAATTCCAGCAGACTGGAATGAGTACCGCAAGCTGATTGACAGCTTTTGGGATGGCAAGAAAAGCAACTCTGAAACTCCGAATAAAGGATAGATATGTTTGATAATACAATGGACTTCACTATTGAAGATGTACAGGCAACTCTGGAAGCAGAGAACACACGTGAGCGGGTAGAAGTTCCCGCAGGTGATTATGTCTGTGAAATTAAGTC